TAAGTAACTTCTACTTATCTTTGATGGATGCCGTACAAGACTCAAAAACCAAAAAAGAAAACAAAGAAGAAAAAGTCCAAAAAGTATTAGCAGACGACGATCAACCTGAATACCAAGAGAAGATTATGTTCTTGGTCAGTACGTCAGCCCAAGGATTTATTTTGGTTTGGTGCTTACTTGTCTTGTCACTTGGATACGTGAAACTTCCAACAAGAATGTTCGGCATGGATATACCTGATCAGCCAAGAATCGATAGCACTTTTGCAGCGGGTTTATTGGGAAACATCCTCGCTGGTTGGGGTATTAGTGTTGGTGCCAATAACGGTAATAAGAAGAAAAAGAAAGAAGGCGAAGGCAACGGAGCCATACCTACTGGTAACGGGTATCAAACTATTATCGTCAAACAACCTTTAGAACTAATAGCTAAACCAGCCGAAGTCCAAAGAGTCGATCCAATAACTAACCGTCCTATTGATCCTGTCACAGGCAAACTCGTATGAAACGCTTACTACTTCTCTTCCTTCTAGCTGCTCCGGCTAGTGCAGACATCTCAATTAAACACACAGCCTCAACAAGTTTGAAGGTTGACGGTGCGGCTGTTCAGGCAATACGGGTTCCGTCTACTTACGCAGTGTCGGGTTCAAATATGAAAGTTACTACTGGCGAGCATTTCGGCAAGCTAACTGCCCCAACCGCAACTGCCGCAGCAATTCTTGATGT